AAGTATTTTAGCCTCTTCTTTAGTTAGTTCCATTATTTTCTACCTCCCCTAAAGGCTATCTTCTTTGGAGTAGTTGGTTCAGTAAATCTAGAATCTACTACTACTTCTACTTCACCTGAACCTTTACACCTATTACATAGTGAACCTCTATACTCTCCACTACTCTTACAAGTAGGGCAATCTTTCATAAGCTTAACTCTAGGTGTAATCACTTTAGGTAGTGAAGTGAACTTTTTTGGTTCAGCAAGTTTGGCTAATCTCTCAGGATTACTTCCTTTTCCAATAGCCGCCCATCCTAAAGGCTTGGCCGGTTTATTCTCTGGGAATGATGATACTTCTTTTTTGACTGAACCTTCACCATTACAAACTACACATATCTTGCCTCGGTAGTCGCCAGAGCCTTTACACTTACTGCAATCTTCTTCGGAGGTAATAACAGGTACTATCTTACCATTACTATTCATAATGTGTGGAGTAAGACCGTTATCCTCTTTATACTGATCCCTAGCAGCACGTATAGCCTTTAGCCCTTTAGCTGTTAGTCTGTATCGCCATACTGGTACGCCTTCCCGTGGGTTAGGCTCTAGTCGGCACATATAATCCAAGAACACTAAAGCACGTACAGCATCTAGATTATCCACTTCTTCATTGAAGGTAAACCCTAGTGAAGATATTCTGATACTAACCTCTAATGGTGTCATCCATTGGTTTTTACATAAAACCCATGAATGAATAATGTCAGTCATAAGTCTAGGCATCTTAGTATCAAACTCAATACTAAGTATAGAGGCTGTAGATTTGTTTACCAGTATAGGTTGTTCTGGCGTTGGTTTAGAGTTTGTGATGTTTGTTTTACGAATGAACTTCATTGGATTACCTTACTTGGATTGAACAAAACGATCTACACAGTAGTTATTGAAAGCTCTGTCTGATACTGTACTGTATACTATACTATAGGCTAGAAGTATAGACATTATTAATGCTACAGCAGCACCATCACTCATTACCTCAGAGCGCCTACCCTTTAGATACCTACTCACTACTCTTTTCATCTAATCTCCTTTAGTTATTCTAACGTACAAATCAGTGTCAGATATAGCACTGAAGTTTGCTATAGTTGCTTGCCTGTTACACTTAGCACACCTAAGTCTAACTCTAGACGTGGTATGTGTTATTTGTCCAGTGTTTAGGTCAAACCCTGTTTCCTTCTCGGATGTGAAGGACCATTTACTGCTACCACACTGCCTACAAGACAATGGATCAGTAGCTAGTACCTGAGACTTTGCACCTAACAAAACGGAGCCACCTGCCACAGCCTTTATTGATGGGACTGTCATTGTTTTTTTCCTTTCATCACAAACGTTAGACGTTTAACTATTTTTCCTTGTCGCTTGATGTCAATGAATTGTTTGGCACCCTTAAGTGTACGTACGGTCTTTAGGCCACCCAATAAACTCTAGGTTACTATCGTAGATGCTGTACTGGCACAACTCACCTTCTACTAGAGCAGGGAATACTCTAATGAGCCAACCCTTATACTCTATGTCCTTATGTGGTACCTTTACAGGTATTGAGATTGCACTTGACAGTAGTATAGAGTGTATTCTACCTCCACTCATGCTTTTATTAGCCCCAGACATTAGATACACACCTGCACTAACTCGCTGAATACTGCGACAAGTAACTCATATATAGGTTTCTCAAGTTCCACATTAGCATTACCTGCAATGTTTAGTGTAGTTACTTGATTGTAGATTATAAAGTCTACAATATCATCTGGGCCTATGTAACGATTATAGTTTACCATGTCCACATCATAGTATGGCTTATCGTAACGCTTTATAGCATTCAAGGTACATAACTCACCACGACTACTGAAGTTAGTGGCAAGTCTTATAGTAGCATCAGACTGCCCCACGTTCTTAAAAGTACGTGACTTATATCCTGCACTGTCATCAACCATACCATATAATTTAGCGTACTCTGGATGTAAACCATCTAGAGCCATAAACCTATTTGGCATGTTGCCACCTGTCTTAAGACCAACATGTTTAGCAGCCCTTAACCCTGCTATGTCTGCGCCTATCTGTCCACCACTTATAACAGTACTAAACTCTAGTGGTATCTTAAGTTTAGCCGTTCTTTTAATTTTGAAGTTCACCACAAACTCCTGCAAACTAGACTTTAGGGTTACTCCGTCGTCCCTAATATGCCGGGACCATGCTTCATTCCATGCGAAATTGAGACGGAGTAACCCCGGCATAATTATAGCAGAACGGTTCAAACTTGTCAAGGGATTTTGAAAAATAATTATTCTTAGATGGGGAATGCTCAAAAAGTAGGGGAATATTCATGGTCGTGCATACGATTGCCGGGCTTAATTAACCGGTAGCTTTTACCTATAATATATACTTTTCTTCTCTGATAAATCTAAAGTATAGATATCGACGTGTCTGATAATATTATCCGGCAAAAGTATATATTATGGGTAGAAATGGCCGGTTAATTAATGACAAAGAAAAAGCCCGTAGAGCCTAAACTCTACGAGCAATTTTACTAAGCAGTTTTTACACTACCATCGTCATCAATGTCATCGGCTGTTAGGTGAGAGACTAGGCTATTGGCTGGATCAGCAGCATTAGCAGCAGGAGTTACTCCACGTTTAGGAGGATCTATGATTGCTGCATGAAGATCCGTAAACGATAGGTTCTTTACTTGTGTAACACTAGCACTTAGCCCATCTATTAGCTCATGCAGTTCTGGTTGAGCATCACCATACAACTCTATAGTCTTCGCTTTAATAGCTGCTACTTTGGTTTCCCAATCTGCAATCACAAGTTTGGTAGCTGCTTCACCGTTCATAAACTCTGTTTTAGCTTTAGCCACAGCAGACTTTAGATCGTTAAATACAGTAAGTGGAAGTTTTACTTCAGGGTCTGGCGTATTTGTTGGTTCAACGGGCGGCATAGAGATCCTTCTTTCTGGGAGTAAATAGAGTATGATATTATATCATACCCAGAGAAACTACACGGTGCCTTCCGGCGCGGTCGTCGGAGTAGGTCCAGTAGTTATATTGTTTACAGTGGTGGTAAGTGATGGTGTCTGGTTCGCTATAGCATTGTCAAGTGCCTTATGTGCAAACTCTGGAGGTATACTGTTTGCTGTACTGTTAGTTAAATCACTATTTGATTTAAGCAACTTTACTATAGTGTAGATGGTGCTAGCTATTCCTGCTACTATCATTAGGGTTTGGTCAACTGCTTGTGGTGTCCACATTTTGTTCTTTCCTTTCTACCAATACTTTAGGTCTATGTAGTGGTATAGTTTCTGTCTCAGAGAAATGTATCTCTGGTTCTCGGGGATCGTTAGATATAATGGCAGTGTGCCTAACTACAGTTTGTCCTGGGTCAGGCTTATCACTACCGGGGTTATGGTATGATATGTCAAATCCCGGAGCTATAACGGATAGGAACTTATCAAGTAACCCCATAGGTAGCCCAGAGTATTGTTGCATCTTGATTAGTTTCTCTACATGAGAAGAAACTTCACAAGCAATTATGATACCTAAAGTAAAGACTTCAGTTTGGTAGTAACCAAATAGTATAGTTGCTAGACAAGACAGGATTACACATACATAGTATATACCTATCTTACTGCACCACTTTAATCTCATCCTACTTGATCTAAACTCTTTACATACCCATGAAGTTACAACTCCAAAAAAGAAATCTGAGACTGTTAGCCAAAAAGCAAAGAAGGCCATAGTCTTTATTTCTACAGGAGTTGTATGTATAAAGGCTACTATACCGGGTAGTGTAAATATCACAAAGTTTTGTCTCATAAGTACTCCCAAAGAGTTAATTAAAAAGCTGCTGAATTAGTTGTAGTCCAACTAATAATATCAACATCTAAGAAAGGAAAACCACCACCGGTAAGACACAAACCTCCGAATGCAATACTGTTAGGAGTAACGTATGCACTTACCAATTGGCTATATAGATTATGCCAGTTACTTCCATCAAGTGAGATATCATAGTAGAGTGTAGTTCCATCATTCCTTAATCTCATCCATGTAGCTGATGTATCTGGCCCTCTCCATGTAGTTCCTGGGGACTGATACACTATAGTACCACCACTAGTAGGATTTGGGAAGTTTCTTACAGTCCATGCACGGACACTACCTGCTTGTGTAAGAAACTCAAACCCTGATAGATCACCAGAGCCTGTATCATAAAAATATATACCAGAAGCTTGAGAGTTAAAATTAGACATTATAGAGGAAATACATACTACTAAACTATAGGGTGGAGTAGGTGCTGCCTTATATAGTAATCTCCAATCCAGACTAGACCCTGAGTCTGGTATACTCATTAGTAGAGTACTTCCATTATTAGAGGCTACTGCTCCGCCTTGATTTAGCCAAGTAAAACTAGACAATATAGGGGGAACATACGGGCTAATAGCTCCTACTATTACCCACGTTGGAGTAGTAGCTACTAGTAACCATAGTGTTTGTGTATCTATTTGGTAAGCTACTTTTAATACATCTCCTGATACAAACCCTGTAGCTGCTAATCTTGTTGTTGCGTCTGCGTATTGCCAGTTAGGGACTATATGTATATCTCCTAAAGGTTGTGCATCATGATACGATGTAGACATTGATTATTCCTTAGCTAATGAATATTTGATTTCCTGTTGATCTTTGAATTACAAAAGAACCTGTTGATCTAGTTACTAATGGTGTACCACCTGACGGTATATCCACCCATCCTGTACTTGTTAGTATTCTCCCGTCACTAGCTGGTGAAGCTATAAGTACACTCTGTGGTGTTACTGTTGTAGGGTCTATCCTATCCGGTACTACTTTGATTAGAACAACTTGACCTATTAGGTTTGAACTAACGTTTATTCTAGCTATATTGTTTGTAATACTCACAAACATATCAGAACCAGTATGGCCTGTAGACACAGTTCCTTTTTGTGCTCTAAGTAAATAAGATAGAGTATAGTTATTAGCTGAAGTTAGAGTAGCATCAGTGTAAGCAAATAGTTCATAGTTACCTAAGTTAGACACTGACTGATCTATTGCAGTAACTAAACCATAGGTACCTATTCCTGACAATCCTTCATGTTCACTACTTGATGTAAGAGTACCATTGACATTTACACCTACAGTGTCAGTTATGTCAAATCCATAACCATCTAGAGTTCCTGGCCCTGCTGCTAGTGTACTTGTACAGTTACCAAATACTGTCTTAGTAGTGACACTACCTATACTATAGTATGTAGTACCTCCATCTATAGACATTAGTACACTGCCGTTGACCCATTCTCTAAATATATTTCTAACCATTGGTTGAGCAGACACTACATAGATACCTGCACTTATGCCATCAGTCTTGTTTATCTCTAGTCCAGACCATGCAAAGAAGTCTAAAGGTACGGGTGTACTTGTAGCTACACCACCTGACGGAGCCGTAACACTAGTTATAACAGGAATAAGTAAAGTCTCATCATCAGGTAGGAACTTACATTTAATCTCGCCGGGTAATCCTGCTTCTGCTTCAATAACCCTAGCTCTAACCAGAGTTCCTTCTACATCAGTCTGTAGCATGATAACGTCTGAAGCAATAAGTGCTGCCCATTTAGGCATTAGATTTCCAGCGTACTTAACTCTTTCCACCCATGCAGTGTAGATAACCCTGTTAGCAAGTTGTACAGCTTCATTATCTGTAAGAGTTAAAGGATAAGACTGACTTACGTATAGATTAGACTTAGCTGATTGACGTATGGCACTTTGTGTGGCTTGTTGAAAGTCTATTGTTGGGGAGTAGTATGCGACATCTACTCTCTGGGGTAAAATTAGATCATCTGCTCTAGTCTTTATAAGTCTCTGAGTACTTGGGGACATCCCTGATCCTATAGTTTGTGCTCCAAGATCGTCAAAAGTTATTGTAGCTACCGGGTCCATACCTCTAGGCACAGCTTTTACTTTTCCATCAACATCAATCAAGTCTACAGTATAGGCATCAAGTATAGGTTGTATTCCTGATTTACCATCAATCCTAGAGGCTGATATAAGTCCTGTAACTGGTATCGCAGTAACTAGAGTTACATCTAGCTGTGTTGAAGGGTTTACTCCAAGTTGCCTAACAATATCAGTTATGACTTGAGATGCATAAGTAACTCCTGAACTTAACTCTACAGAGAAGTTAGGGATGCTATCACCAAAACTAGTAAGCAGCATATCCTGTATGACCATATAGTTTAGGCCACGGAATGCAGGATTATCTGTACCAGCAGGAAGCATAGTGTTTCCAGCAGTACTAATTATCAGAGGATCAGCAAGTTGTGTTTCTGTTCCTTGATAGAAACGTGGTGTTATTATGTTATCAGCAGAGGGTTGATTTACATCATAAACAACTATATTGTCAGCGTATATTTTTTGAACAGTGTTTAGAGTATTAGGTTCACCTGTACATAAAGCAATTGCTAAAGACACTGTATAAGTATAAACTCTAGTTGTTACTGTAGGTCCACCACTACCTCCACCACCTGAGTGTTGATCCTGTTCGTGTTCAATAAGATCTGTTCCCCAGATCATACAACCCGGAACCCTAGTCTTCCCCCAACACTGAGGTATTGAACTACCATAAGCAGCAGTAGTCACTCTAAGATCATTAGTGCGTCCCATATCAGCAGTGTAGTAGTGCTGCATTGACTGATCTACTACTGCACCTACAGTAGACCCTATAGACCAACCAAGCATAGCACCTTTAGCTGCACCTGCCGGTCCTGCTATTGCTGCACCGCCTATTGCACCTACGATACCTAAGACTATAGTTGCCATAAAGTTTAATCCTGTGTGAGTACATTAATGAACCATACAGAGTGTATATTGTCCCACCACTCATCTATCATTAATGTCTCAGTAACTTTCCTAACTGCCGGAGAGTTCCATGCGTGTACTATAGTGTCTTTATCAGTATAGTATGCAGCATGGTGGTACATATACCCTGATTGCCTAAAGTTTGGTTGCCGCAAAAGTATTAGGTCGCCTTCTCTGGGAATAGTTTTATTTACTTTGTATGAGCCGCGATGTCTACAGGCTAGTACAGGATCATTAGACATCACCGTATCTACATAGTTTATCTGATCTGCTCTACTGTTGTATCTTTCAGGCTCTAGAATGTTTATTCCAAGTTCACTAGCAGCACAAACTATTAACCCTATACAGTCTATACCTGCACCTTTAACTCTTTGGTTGTTCTCAAAAGGAGTTCCTATGTACTCTCTGACTTTGTTAGTCATGTCTCTAACTGTAGGCATTAGTTTGCTCCTGGGTTAACAGAATACCCTGTAGTTAACAGATAGTCGTTACCGGGTACATAAGGTTCACCATGGAAGTTGACAAGGTTGTTGAACTTTCCTCTACACTGTGTGGATTGTCTATTACACCCCGCTTGTATAGTGAATGTGTCCGCAATGCTCACTCCAAACGGCATAGGCTGTACTAGAGTTATTTGCATCACTGTTCCACCAGATGTAGTTACTAGACACTCTGATGCAATTCCTATTGTTGTTCCGCCAGTTAGTAGAGTTCCATCCCCAACAAATATAACAAACAATCCAGCTAACAACCCTATAGGTGTTATTGTGTATGGCCCTCTTGCTGATCCTGTGACAGTTACATTACCTACTCCAACATTCGTGAGTGCCTCTAGAGCGGCCTGTACGGTACTTCCCACAGCGTTGTAAGGTATTGGGGCAGTAGTTTGGGGTACCCCACCTGTTGAAGCTGTCAGCGTGAAAGTCCCTGCTGTTGGACTTCCATACAACGTAGCTATACAAACACCATTAGACACTGAAGATTTTACTTCCATCATAAGGTTGTGATTAGATCCACCACCTGCACCTAAAGAGTTGAAGATAATCATTCCGTAATCATAGTAACCAGTAATGTTGGTGTCACTAAAGGTTATTATTCTTTTCCCAGAAACAGTACTCACCATTCCGCTAAACGTAAAATCTCCAATGATTACTTTGCACTGTCCATCACCTAGTTGCTTAACCCTACACATTGGGCTTATTACATCCCCAAATGTTTGATTTAATCTCTGTCCCAGAGAATTAATGGCAACCGTCAATTGACCTTCTGCATAGTCTACACTTCCTGTGTATCCAACAAGGTCTATGATAGGCCCCATTGTGATATCAAAAGGATTAACTCTAAACACTGTCCAGTAAGCCATATCGTATCGACCAGCATCTATATCAGCTTCAGTAATATAGACACTATCTATAGCGGCTATAATATCCATTTGATCTGTGGTTAGATCAGAGTTTCCTTTAACTCCTGATGGTGACATTGATATTGCTGGAAGATATGTGTTACTGTCACTATAAAGTACAGGCACATCCCATGATGTAAAACAAAGAGTTACGCCATCTGTTCTCTCTATCTTTATTAGTGTTGTAAGTGTCACAACTCTTTTGGCAAGATGAGCAAG